ATGGCGCGCACGGTCGAAAAATTGACAGCGTTGGCGGTAAGCAAGGCAAAAATACCGGGCTATTTTGGCGACGGCGCCGGCCTATACCTGCAGGTTTCGAAGACTGGTACGAAGAGCTGGATCTTCCGGTACACGCGGGAGCGTAAGCAGCGAGAAATGGGCCTTGGAGCCGTGCACACGGTAACCCTGGCCGAGGCGCGCGGCAAGGCGCGAGATTGCCGGGCGCTGCTGCTGGAAGGAAAAGACCCACTGGATACTCGCGCGGCCGACAAGCTGACCGATGCGCTGGACCGCGCTCGGGCCATCACGTTCAATCAATGCGCCGCCGCCTACATCGCAGCGCACCGTGGCAGCTGGAAGAACGCCAAACACGCGGAGCAGTGGGAGAACACACTGGCGACTTACGCCGCGCCGTTTATTGGTGACTTGCCTGTAGCCGCCGTCGATACCGGCCTGGTGGTTAAGGTGCTCAGCCCTATCTGGCAGGAAAAGACGGAGACAGCCACCAGGTTGCGGGGCCGCATCGAGAGCATTCTGGACTGGGCGACCGTCAGCAAGTACCGCATGGGCGAAAACCCGGCCCGTTGGCGCGGCCACCTAGATAACCTGCTGGCGGATCCCGGCAAGCTTGGGCGGGTGAAGCACCACCCTGCCCTGCCGTGGCAGGATGTGGGCGAGTTCATGAAAGATCTGCGCCAGCGCGAAGGTATGTCAGCGCGCGCCGTGGAATTTGCGATCCTAACCGCAGCCCGATCGGGCGAGGTTCGTGGCGCCGTGTGGGAGGAGATTGACCTAGACTGTGCCCTGTGGACCATACCGGCCGTGCGCATGAAGGCCGGGCGGGAGCACCGTATTCCGCTGTCGGCCGAGGCGATTGCTCTGCTCAAGCAGATGCCGCGCGTGGAGAAGCATGTTTTCCCTGGGAGCAAAAAGACAACACCCCTATCTGATATGAGCCTGACGGCGGTGCTGCGCAGGATGAATCGGCACGATATCACCGTGCACGGCTTCCGGTCGACGTTCCGCGACTGGTGCTCGGAATCGGTTGCAAACTCGTTCCCGCGCGAGGTTTGTGAGCATGCGCTGGCGCACAGCCTGCCGGACAAGGTCGAGGCAGCGTATCGCCGCGGGGATCTGCTGGAGAAGCGTATTTTGCTCATGCAGGTCTGGGCGAACTACTGCGGTACCGTTCAAGTTATGGCCAGCGTTACGGCCATACATGGGGCCGCGGTGTAAATCTGGCGCATCACCCCTAGCTATGCGCTAGCGCAAAATACCTTGCATGCAAAGGACTACTATTTCCTCGAACACCTTGAGGAAATGAAAATGAAGCGTTATTGCTGGATCGCAGTAGCGAGCAATGTCAAATGCACTGGAAGCGGTGATCATGGGCGAGGAAATTTGATAGGCCAAGACAGCTTCTCCCTCACCTCCAGCTATCAACACCAAGGCGAATATCTGCAACTGAACTATGGCAGCGCGGCGGCCGGCTGCCGGTTTCCAGCCCGTCTTCCTTCTCGATCAGAATCAAAGCGTGGTCGGCTTGACATCATCAGGCAACAAATGCATCAATCAAAGGCATTGACTGAATTGGTTCAAGAAGCCACCGTTGCGCCCATGTTGATGGCGGCATCACCCTGCGCCGGACCAGATCTACCGATCACAAATGAACGGCATCTCTGCTGAATAAATCAATGCAGCATCGGCCTTCGCCGCCCCCCCTCCCTTCTTGCTGAATCGGCGGAAGATTGGCCGCGCGGCGAGCAGTTCAGCAGAGCTCCCGATAAATTGTCTTATAAAACAAAAACAGCAAAATAAATAATTAAATTTTTTAGCCGCAAATTAATCTTCCAAAATCAGTTGCTAATGTTATCCATCATAGAGAAATTATGATTTATTTGCAATGCAGTATCTAAATCCTGAGCAAAATAGATCAAAGGGAAATAATTTGACAGCTTGATAATTTCAAAAGCCAATAGCGCTTCTAGAAGACTTGACGCCTCCGCACCACGGACTCCGGTAAGACTAGTGATCCAATCCAGTGTAACCACTCTTTTCGCTGTACCACTTTCAACTTCAATGTTTACCATTTCCTTAGCTACTCTTTTTAAACTGCTATAATGTATGTACCCCTTAAACTTCCTCACAACCAAAATATTTCCGCTATCACCAATATCAGTTGTAATAATCAAACCTTTCAACTTCGCGCAATCCTCATTTGCAATCCCACATGAAACGGCTATTAAAAGAATAGTCTGATTAATAAGCCTATCAAAAATCTCCTCCGCCACCTTTTTACTTTCCACGCTTTTTCTCTGTGAATCATCATTAGTGGCTTTAACTAATTTCTGAAGATCAAGTTTATCCTGATCGTATCTCAAAAAATATTCAGCCTGTGCATTCTGATCAAATGGTATTTTCCTTTCCTCAACAAGCATCATTTTTGCCTTGGCAGCATCGAAGCGGATTGTATGTTTTGTCAGCCATCGATCAAAAAATGGGTATGCAAATGTATATAAAAGCCCGACAAGAGAAGGAAACACAAATATATTAATTAAATTTTGAAATTTATAATCATTATACAGCTCAGATTCAATATATTTTATTTTCTCGACATATTTCCCATCACCAAAAATAACAAACATCAGCTTATAGTTTATCAGAGGCCACGAAATAATAAATGAACCAAGAAATGGACTCGACATCCTGAATTTCACATTTTCAAGTACATTTTCAGACATTGATTTAATTGACATACATTCTCCTCAAAATAAAATGATATATCAAAAATAAAACTTTGTCTAAACCTCAATGATGTAAAATTAATGGCGTGCAGAATAGCGTGTAGAAACATCATCTCCGTACGATTATCAAGCTCCGGTTAATCATGTGGAAAAGTCCTGAGATGAATCAGTCGGAACGCGACCAGGCGGCCAGCGGTAGTTATGGAACTACAAGAAGGCGTACATGCGGCAAGCGCAAGTGCGCTGCCGAAAGGTTCTCCTCGATACGCAGCAGATCGAAGTGTGCGGTGGAAATTGCGGGATGATGCGGTCGGCCAGGCATCGTTTGCCGCCGATCAAGGGAATGATGGGAAAGGCCAAAATGTGAATCCCCGAATGTTAGAGTCGGAATACCTCCCCGAGGTAGCACGAGCCTGCTTGGTTCACTGGCCTAGCCAATGTGCCGAGGCTGATTGCCGCTGATGATGTAGCGGCAATCAGCGCTCTGCTTTTTCATCGGGCGGAATGCAGCCCGCAATTACCGCCTCCAGTTCCACTTCATACTTCCGGCCGCGCGGCCAGTCCCGTGCCAGTGCCAGGACAATCTCGCCATCCGTAGCCATCGGCGCCAGCTTGTCAAACTCGTAGGCCGGTCGCGACGGCATCGTCTTTACACATGGTGTAAAGACGGGAACTTCGACGCGCTGCGGCGCTGGCGGCGCGCTGCCGCAGCCGGCCAGCACCAATACAAGCATCCATTTCATCGCACGTCCTCCAGCAGCAGCCTGACGGCCGGCATCGCCTCGTCGCAGGTCGTGGCGCGCGCGCCAGCGATCCCCGCCAGGGCCGCGTCGTACTTCTTGGCCTTGGCAGCGGCGGCGGCCTGCGCCGCTGCGCCGCGCTCCTGCGCTGCCAGGGTCGCCTTGGCCATGCCGTCGATGGCGCGGTTTTGCTCTCCGATCGAGGCCCGCAGCGCAGCGCTGATGCCCTGCTCCAGCACCAGCGCAGCTCGTGCCACATCGCGGTCGCCAGCGGCCAACCACCAGCCGGTTCCGGTGGCGCTGGCCACGACCAGCAGCGCACCGGCCAGGACGATGGCCGCCACTTTCCAGATTCCGCTGACGGCGGCGCCCGCAAGCGCGCCTAGGGCGCTCACGATACACTCCAGTCCGGCAGCGGCACTGTCTGCCCCGCCAGCGCGTGCGTACAGTCACCCAGGAACTGGATCATGCCGGCGGTGACAAAGCTGTGGCAGATGCCGCATTTGAAGGGCGAGGGTCGGCCGAACCGTGCTTCGTACGTGCACCAGCACTCCTTCGCGTCGCCGTCAGCATGATGTCCGGCGCGCGCCAGCACCGACGGTGTGAAAGTCGGTGCATCGCCGTTGCCGTTGAAGCCCCACACCGGGCGTGGCATGCCGCTGGCGGCAGGCGCCACCGGCAGCACGTGCACCTCGCCGCAGCCCGGGCAATTAAACCCGAACTGGTTGTCGCCAAAGTCGCTCAACTTTCTGCCGAGCGCGCTCATGCCAGCACCCGCTGCGCCACCGCGAACAGCGCCAGGCGATCGGCCAAGCCATTCACGCCACCGTTGATCCGGCGCGTCACCTTCACCTGGTCGCCGGCATCGGCCAGCGCGTTCAGCCCTTCCGTCTGCCAGAACCAGCCCGCCGAGCGGCAGGCATTGACGGCCTGTTCGAGCAGTTCAGGCTGGGCCAGTAGATCCAGGCCCAGCGCCTTGCCGCAGGCTGCGTAGTTGGCGCGACCAGTCACCTGCAGCAGGCCTCGTCCACGAAAGCGCACGCCGTCGCCTGCGCGTACATTGCCCAGGTCGACTCGCCCTTCGTAGGCCTGGCCGCTGGCTAGCTCGCGCACGTAGCGCAGCTGGCCAGACTCGTGCCCCACCTGGGACAGGAAGGAAGCCTGGCGCGCCGGGGTCGTGATGCCAAACTCCAGCATGGCCGCGTTCAGCGGCGCCAGGAAGCCAGCCGCGCGCGGGCGCGCCAGCGGCATGATGGCCAGCAGCTGAAGCAGCGTGACGGCGCTCACATGCCACCTCGAACGTCACGGACAACAGCGGCCGCGTCACGCGCCAGCTCGCCGATGTCCTTGTCGCGGCGCTTGTCGAGCCAGCGCACCGTGGCACCCAGCACCCACCAGGCGGGCAAGCCGGCCGCCACCATCAGCGGCGCGGCAATGAAGAGGAAGCCCAGGGCCGGGTCGCTGCCGTACAGCACGGCGACGGCGCGCGCGCTGTCAAACAGGCCCGGCATCCAGTTGCGCACGACCACCACCAGGGCCGGGCCCATCAGGGCGGAAAAGAGAATGGTGACGAAGAAGCGCACGCCCGCTTCCTTGGCGGTTTTTGGCCACATGAACATGAATCCCAGTGAGGTTGCGGCAGCGCCGGCCAGGACCGGGATGCCAAAAATTTTAATCAGTGCGCCGCCGGCGGCGGTTGTTTCGATGGCCATGTAGTGCCTTTCAGGTGGTGGAAATGAAAAAACCCGCCGTAGCGGGTTTGTTGGTGAGAAGAGGTCAATCAACCGTCTCTTCTTTTTTGATGTGGGCGCAGGACAGCCTTGTCAGTCAATACGACTATCAGATTGCGTCGGCACGCCACCAGCCTCCAGCCATTTCAAAAACTCCACATAATCAATGTTTTTGATATCTGTCGGAATTGCCGCGCCGTCTTCACGCATTACAATATTTGTATCTTTAATTATCGTGTACATTGTAAGTTACCTATTTTTAGTTAAAGTTCGGCATTTGCTTCCCATTGTCCTTGTATATTGTACTGACGAGCCGAAATAGTGCTAGAAATCAAGAAACGCTTATTCGACGTATTATATGCCTGCCCCTGAAATGCTGTAGGTGATCCACTTGCGCTAGTACCCTGGCAGGCCCAGCCAGTCGCATTGCCCGTATAGCCACGCAAAGTTACTGTTGGGGCGGCACGCATGTTTACCGGGAAACGAATAACGTACTTACCATTGTTCTCAAGAGAATCGATGGTTTCATTCGCATTAACACTCGTGAGCAGGGTACTCGCATCGGCTGCAAGAGTCGTAGCAGGCACACCATCCGGGAACGAATTGCAGTAGTACCGTTGGCACAGAAGAATTTCTTCTGCAATCGAACGACGAGCGAACGGCGTAGCTGCACCAACTTCAAACTGCACACCTGTCAAACCAAAAGTACTGTTAGCTGCCAATACAGAGACAGAACCCGTAGCACCGATGAGTGTGCTGTTCTGCCATACCCCTGCAGTACCAAGCAGGCCAGAACCTGAACCCAGATTGAAACGTACACGCAACCCTGCACCTGCTCCCAGAGTGATCGCATTATTGACATCACCGGGAATAGTCACCTTGATGAAAGTCCAAGTATTGGCAACAGGGATATTGAACGTAAACGGGTAGGAAGAAGCCACAGAACCATTGCTGATAGCACCCGAGTGCGTACCCACGACACCAGAACGAACCCATGCAGTCAACGTACAGGTTTTGGCATCCACGGAGCCATACAGAAGGTCAGCTAAGTTATACCCTTCAATGGACTGAACCACTTGGTAACCCTCGTTGCTCGGAGCAGTGTATGCACCTTGAGCACCCAAACCAAGATAGTAAGGGAAGCCTGCAGGCGTTGCCCAGCCCTGATAGTTTGCTCCAAGGGCAAGTTTACCCGCAACACTGATATCGTAGTTCCAGCGATCCACCGTATAACCATACGCTGGAATGACTGCAGATGGGATATTACGCTGGTTAACCCGCATATCACCATTGATGATTCGGTTGCGCATACCATTGAGGAACGATCCATTGATGCTGGCCGCTTTAAAGTCCTGCGCGGCATCGCCATTCAACGACGCTTTCAAATCCAGCGCAGCTTTTTGCGCGGTGCTGACCGGCTTGTCCTTGTCGGCAGTATTGTCGACGCGATCCAGTCCCACATCAACCTTGCTACCTGAAGTGGCCACCGCCGCAAACTGTGGTTTCCCAGTAATACTGCCCCAGGTCGGCACATACGAGTCCGGCAGCGCGTCAGTAATGCCATAGCCGGCAAGCGTCGTCGCGCGTGCCGCCTTTTTCGCATCCAGCTCGGCCAGTGCCGGCTGCACGTTCGTATCCAACTCGGCCAGCGCCGCCTGTACGTTCGTATCCAGCTCGGCCAGCGCCGCCTGTACGTTCGTCGCAACGATTCCGCCCACCGGCGTGCTGACAACTTGCGAGGCCACATTGGTGGGGATCGTCACCCAGGCACCTTCCTGGAATACTCGCAGGCAGCCACCGTTCAGCACCGTGTCCCAGTAGGTCGCGCCAGCCAGCAGCCCGCCGCCATTATTGTCAACGTCCGGCGGCAGCGCCTTGGCGCCGAGGTAGCGCGCATCGAGCGATTTGAGCGCGGCCTCAGCCTTTGACGCAGCGATGGCTGCGGTGCCATCCGATTCGGCCGCCTCAGCTGCTGAAGCCGCTGAGGCAGCAGCGCTCGCGGCCGCCGCGGCGGAATTTTGCGGGATATCGATGATGTCCTGCGCCAGGGCCAGCCGGTTCAATTGCCGGATCAAGTCCTTCTGGCCATAGTAGAAATTCTTGCTCATTACAGTTCCTCGATGTCAAGATTGGTGGCGTACGTCTGGTAGTACGGGGTGGTAATGGCTGCGAGGCTGGCCAGCCGGCCATACACCTGGTGCGCCTGCTCCAGTTCGCCGTCTTCGCTGTCCGGATACAGGCTGACCAGCAGCGGGCGCGTCATGCCGTTGCCGCGCACGATGCGCCACAACTCCGCCCGATCCAGAGGGGTCATACGGTCAAGCGCGAGCGACAGCTTGCGATACAGCGTGCCCCGCTCAACGTACTGCCCACCCGCGCCGTTGCGATACAGCGTGCTGGTGTCGACCGGAGTAACACCTGCACCATACGACGCGTTCTCTTCCGGGCTCCAGTACGGACCGACCACCAAGCGCGCAGCCTCGATGTATCCAGCCGGGTTATCCTCGTCTGACAAATCGACGACCAGCTTCTTGATACTGTCCATTTCAAGCCAGCAGCGCGCATAGGTACCGCCGCCATAGCTGAACGCATTCACGCCCAGCTGCATCGCACCCCAGTCCCAGCTGCCCAGCCTGGCGTATTCGCACGCCAGCACGACGCCCGTGTCGAAATCGGGCACGGCGTCGCCTGGTTCAACGTAGCCGCGCACGCGAATGGTCGCTGTGGGCGTCAGGTTGCAAAATGGAAGAGCCACGCCGCCGACGATTTCCGGCGTTGGCCAGGTCGACGTAATGCTCAGGTCCGTCCCGACGGAACGCAGCACCTCGCACTTTTCATCCGTTCTCAAATTTTCAACGACCAGCGCTCCTGCCTGACTCGATGCCAGCAGGACCGCACGGTCGGCGGCATTGTCATAAATGATGCGCAAATTACTCATGGGCTCTCAATTCAAATTCGAGGCATCGATCAAGATGGCATCGATTGGTCGGATCAAGTCGACTGGAGAGGCGCCACCGTCCTCGCGTACCCAGCGGTCCTGATAAATGTTGCGCACAATACTGCCGCCCTCAAGCTGCCACCCGCGCCCGTGATAGCGGTTGATGTAGAAAGCGGAATCCCGCACCGATGTGATGTTACGGTCCATAGGCCATCCCACCATCGCGGGCACGCCAACGCCACCAGGCAGCGGCCAGCTGATAACATTGGCGCCCATTGTCAGGCGCGCACGCCAGGTCAGCGGGATGCGCGCCAGGTCAGCGACACAGTTACCGCTGGCGTCATACAGCCAGCCGCCCCAGCCGTGTGCGGCGCCAGGCGAACCAAATACATACACTTCTGTCGCCTCTTCGATGTCGAAGCCGTTCGCGTCGAATGCGCCCGATCCCTTGTGCACGAGGATGGTCCATGTATCGCCCGACCTGGTGGTATTGATCAGGCTGGTCGTGCCGTTCGCCTTAACGGGCAACGCCACAAGAATGTCGCCTGGCCAGACGATGCTGTAGGTGCTCACCCCTCGCCCCTTCAAGATCGGGCCGTTGGTTGCCTGCGCCAGGCTCACAAAACTGGCCATGCCCACATAGCTATATGTGATGCCGCTGCTAGAAAACACGAGTTCCAACGCCGGATTGGTGACTTTTAAGAGAAACGACATCAAAACACCTCCACGGCAAAACGCCGCTCGGTCGAGCTGGCGACGACGGTCACGCGCGGATAGCCGAGCGCCGTGTCGGCAGTCACGCCCAACGTTCCCGCCACAGCCCACACTCGCAAGGGAATAATCAGTACCGAGCGGCCCGCAAACGCGGGGTAGGTAAGCACGGCCGTCGTCGCTGCAGCAAAGGTGCGCACGTCGGCCAGTACGCCACCAGCCACGTTGCGCGAATCCCAGGTGACCTGATTGGCGGCGTTGCGCAAGATCATGGCGGCGCGGCTCATGGCTTAAGACCTATGAAGATGCGCTCAACCCCGTTTTCGTCAACCATGTTCAGGCTGAAATTGTTCATGTTCAACCCCACGCCATCCGTGCTGCCACGCAAACGAAAGGTGCCATCCGCATTAATTTGCACGTTGCCGTTTGCCGACTGGCAGGTATCGCTGAACGTCAGCTTCCCCGTCCTGGTTGTGAGGGCATCGAGCGCGCCCACCTTCAGGCTGCTCAGGTAGGGTGTCGACCAGACCGTCTTGCCCGCGACAGGGTCATAGCTGCCATTCGACTGGAACCAGGCTTGGCCAGCCTCGGGCGCCGCGTTAATGGCTTCCCGCCAGGCGCGCGTCTCTCCCCAGGTTCCCACCTGCGGCCGCACGTCGCCGTCCACCGTGACAGTCAACGGGTTGTAATTGAGCGACATGCCATCGATGAGCGTGTACGCCAGGCGCGCCGACTTGCCGCTGAGTCCAGGGCTACCTGGAATGCCGTTTGTGCCGTCCTGCACCTTGTTCACTACCAGCTCGGCCTTGAACGTCACACCGCTGATATGCAGCAGGGTCACCGTGACCGTGATCTGCTGCACAGTCATGCTGGCGAAAGCCAGCGTGCGCTCGTTGCTGGTGCCCGTCAGCGCGCCGCCGGCGCTGATGCTCCACTGCACCTCGCCTTCCAGGCTGACCGGCAATGCCTTGAAGTGGATGGCGGCCGGCGCGCCCGCGCCAGCGGTGCTGACGTGGAAAACCGGCGTGTCCGCCGTCAGCAGCAAGGCGGCGCCGGCCGGTGGCGCGATGTTGCGCGGGTTGGTGGCCAGCAGCAGCTGGTCGCGGTCGTTTTCTACAGTTGCCATCAGATCGTCACTTCCACGGTAATGCGGCCGGTCATCCAGTCCGGCGACAAGGATGTCACCACGCCCAATTCCCCGTCATCGAGGCCGAAGCGCGGATAAAACAGGCGAACGGGCGCCCCCAATTCAAGCAGCAGATGACGGGGCGTGGCCTCGAACCGGTAGGTGGTGCGTGGCACCTTGCGAATGGCCAGGCGGCGCACAGCTTCGGCCAGCGCATGCGTTTGCTTGAGCAGGCAGGTGTCCTGCTGCACCGGCTCGCTGTTGAGCCGGTACCGGGCCTCGACGCCAGAGTCGGATGCGGTGACCGTCAGCCATTCCTGTGCAAACAATTCCTTGTGCTGGTCAGGAATCGTGGTGGCCAGGCCTTGCTGCACGCTCCAGTTCTTGCAGTAGCCCAACTTGACGGCGGAGACCACGTCAGTGCGGCTGGCGATGGCAATGGAACGCTCGACAATATGGTGCGGACGGATCTCGATTGCCGCACCTGCAGGCGGAAAATCGATCTGCAGCAAGCGCAGCTTGCCCGTGCGCGACATCGACAGCTGGGCGCCAACGCTGCCGGCCAGCTGCTGACACGCCACCAGCACATTGGTACGGTCCGCCAGATACAGGCCGACCGGCTGCCGGTGGGCCGCATCGAAAGCGGCCAGGTTGCCCAGGTCCAGGTCTGCCAGGGTAAAACGATCGGATGCCTTGCCGTAGCCGGTGACGATCCGCTGCACCAGGGAGGCGATGGTGTTGCGGTAGACGCCATCGCCCTTGTCACCCTGCACCGACGCCGTAATGGTGCCGAACGGGTTTTGCGTGAGCGTGAACATGCCGTGCGCGTTATCGAGCACCAGGCTGATCGGCATGCCGTTGCTGCGCGCCTCGATGGTCCGCTCGACGGCGCCGCCATGCACCCGGTAGCGCGGGCCGGCCTGATCTACCAGGTCGACCAGCAGCGGCGTGATGTTGTGCGCCTCGCCGAAGACCAGGGGCAGGATGGCATCCTTGTTCAGGCTGTCGCCACCCAGCTTGGCGTCGCTGACGGGCGTATTGAGGCGCTGCAGCTTGTCGCACAGCGTCAGGTTGAGCCGATCCGCGCTGCGGCTGCCGATGTCCGCCACCACGCCATCGAACACAAGGCGGAAGTCGGCGCGCGGCCAGCGCAGGTCGCCCGCCCATGCCTTCACGGGGCGATTCACCCAGATATCGTCCAACCAGGCATCGCGCGCGCCGGAGAGGTTGAGCAGCTCGATGTCGCCCACCGACAGGCCAGCCTCGGCCGACAGGGAGATCGACTCCGTCACCTGCATGCCGCCGGCGATGATCGGCTGATACACGACGTTGGCTGGAACATCGCCGGCGCCGGTCACATATCCGGCCGTGGCCAGGTAGCGCGTAGTTTCCACGCCCCCGGAATTGACGCCCACCTCAAACAGCATGGTGCGGACGGCGGCCGAATCAGCCAGCCATGCCGCAAATTGCACATCAGTCATCATGCGGGAATTCCTCTCTGTTTCGTCTGTTGGTTGTAAGCCGTCCGATCCAGGGCGCGCTCGGTACCGCTTACAATCGCATCGGCCGTGCCGCGATGTGCTTCCGCTGTCGCCCCCAGTACGTCGCCGGTCTGGCGCTCCTGATCCGCCCGCAGCCCCTTGACTTCTTCCCGCAAAGCCTTGATTTCAGCGACCAGGGCATCGGTATTGCCGCCGCTTGCCTGCGGCGCGCCACCGAAATACCGGCGCATGGCCGCCGCCGCTTGCGCGTCGACGACGACTTCCCCCTGGTGCAGCTCGGCCCGATAGCCGTCAAAAGGCACCCGCGCCAGACCAGAGGCATGCGATCCGTCCAGCATGCCGGCGGTGATGTTGGCCTTGCCGCCGGCCACCAAGGCGCGCCCCAGCGCGGCAATGGCGTCCTTCATGGCCACCGCCGTGCTATTCAAGGTCACCAGCTGGCCCACCTGCTGATCGAGTACCGACAATTGCTTTTCGGCTTCGGTCATTTGCGTGCCGGCCAGTGCCGCCAGGGCGGCCAGGTCCGACTGCACCCGGGTCACGTCGGCGGTGTAGGCATCGCTCGACGCTTTGACAATCTGATCGGCCGACAGGTACGCCGAGGCGGCGGCCGTCAGCGCGGCCTGCGCCGTGGTGTCGCCAGCGCGCGCCTTGGCCAGCGTTTCCTCGTATTGGCGCTGCGCCTCCATCATTTTCTGGACGGGCGTGAGCGTGGACAGCGTGCCAAGCTGCAGCGAGTCCTTGAACGTCTGGATACCAGCCGCGAACGTTTTCAGGCGCTCGATGGTCGATTTCAGCGCCTCCGACTCGGTGGCATACGCTGCGGCAATATCTCCACGCGCAGCCACTTCATCAAACAGAGCACGGTTGCTCGCGTCGATGCTCAGGCGCTCCTTGGCGCGCAGCTGCAGCGCGTTGAGGGTCAGCTTGTCCAGTTCCCCCTGCAGACTCTTGCGTTCGCTAGCGATTTCGCTTGCAGTCTTCGCCACCACGCCGAATTCGTCGCCGTAGCGCGTCAGCTCGATGAACGCCTGCGATACCGCCATCATCGCGGTGTAGGTTTTCTGGCCAGACTCCGTGGTCAGATCTTGCGCCAATGCCAATTTCTTGAACTCTTCGACGGTCGAAATCTCTGTGCCCCTGTTCAATGGGGTCAGCACGGCATTCACGCTCTTGCGCAGGGTGTCGGCCTTTTCTTTGTCCGTAAAGAAGTTCTCCAGAAAGAAAGCGCCTTGGGAAGTGAATTTATCCAGCCCGCCCGACATTTTGAGCAATTCCTCCCTTGCGGCGAGTGAAGACATTCCAACCGCGCCGAAAGTCTTATTAAATGACCCCAGCACGGCGTCGATCGTGGCATAGTCGTTGGCAACTCGTACCAGGGTCTGGAGATACCCCTCGCCCGCGTCGCGGAACTGGCGCAGCCCGTCGACACCGAACTTGGCCATATCGTCGCCCATCTTCGAAAACGCGGCCTCAAGCGCTGCTTGCTGCGCCTTGGCGTCCAGGCCCTTGAAGCTAATTTTGCCGATATCGACAACAAAGGTATTCAACTTGGCAGTGAAGGCGCTGCCCCCAACACCGATGGCAATAGCAGCAGAACTGATCGTGTCACGCAAACCCAGGACAATTTTCGTAAACTGATCATCCATCTCCGCGCCCAGTGCGGTCACGGGGCTGCTGTACTTATCCTTGGAAAAGATGCCGCCGTCTTTCTTGATATCGGTGAACTGCCCCACCGACAAGCCGCTTCTATCAACCTGGCCCAAGGTTGCCTTGCCCGCCGTGATGCCGGTATCGAGCGCGGTTATTTTGCCGCCGAAAATACTATTGACCACACTGTTGCTGATCTTGGACAGGAAGCCACCTGTCAACTTGTCGACAAGCGCCGTCAACGGGAACGTGGAAAGTGTTTTAGCGCTGAAATTAGCCAAACCGCTATTCGTTGCAGGGTCGAGCTTGTTCGTTACGCCTGGCGTTTGCGCCAGCAGCCCGCCCAGACCGCCAATACCAGATTCAATGTTGCGAAGCGCGCTGAGCATGCCACTGCTGATCGCCAGATCACGAAAGGTGTTGTCAGCGATAAGCGATAGTGATTTAGCAATCGATTCGGATTTCGCCGTGGGATCGCCCAACACCGTGCCGGTGCCATTTGCCGCCTGACGTTGTTCAGCTACGCTCGCGCTACCGCTACCACCCAGGCCGCCAACGACTTTCGCGCCGACGGCCACCACGGCGGCCAACGTCGCGGCGCCGGCTACCAGGTTCATGGGGAACGGCAACGATGCGATGGCCTTTACCACTGCAGTCACGGCCCAGGCCGTGGCCTGCATGCCTGCATTGACCACGGACTTGACCGTCGCCCCTGTCTCCACGGTCGTCTGCGTGGCTTTAGATGCGACGAACAAACCTGTAAACGCTGAAAGTAAGCCGCTTTTCAGCAGCATGCTTTCGATCGCCATGGCCATTTCGTATGCACGGAAGGCTTTTTCCGCACCCTGCATTACCTTATAGCCTGTGCTGTTTTCCTTGAAAAATCCCTTTGCTGCGCTGGCCATGTCGCCATACGAGCGCACCTGTGCCTGGGCGCCCTGCTGCGCGGCCATGGCCTGCGCCTTTGCAATTTTGGTTGGATCGCCGGCGGCGTCCTTCATGGAAGACGCCAGCTGCGCAGCAATGGCAGCCTGGTCGCGAGCAAAACCAGTCAATGCGGTGGTCATGCCGCCAATAGCCTGTCCCACGGCGCCGAAGCTGGCCGCCATACCAGATGCTGCGTCCTTGGCTGCATTGTCGACCGCCGTCAGGATATCGAGCAGCTCCTTGGCCTTCGTCACATCGGACCCGGCATCCAGCGCTCCAAGCGTGGCGGCCGTGGCGGCCTTTTCCTTTTGCAGGCCGATCATGCGCGTCAGGTGGTTGACTTCAGCCTCATCCAGGTCCAGATCCTGCGGGCCGCGCCGCGCCATTCTGTCTTCCATGCGGGCCAACGTCAGCGCCTCGATGTGCGCCTTGGTAAGGCCGAAGGTGGCGATAGCCTGCTTGTTCGCTTCAATTTCGTCGAAAGCGGATGCAGCATCCTTGTCGCGCTCGTCCTTCAGTTCCTGTACGGCTCTTTTCACGTTCTTGCCCGACAACAGCTGCGCATCCTCGGCAGCAACCTGGGCGATCAGCACTCGCGCTCGCTCGATGTCGGCTTTGTTCAATTTTGTCTTGTCGGCAAGAATCGCGGCATTGAGCTTGACCGTCATCTTTTGTGCATCGGTCATGCTTTCAAAACCGAGCTCCTCCAACTTGTTGGCCTCCAGCTTCTCCTGGATCGACGCGATCAAGTTCTTGTAGGCATTTTCTTCCTGCTTCAGGGCATTGACCCCGCTCTTGTCGGCATACTTCAAATTGATGCGACCCAGGATTTCGGCGTACTGTTCAGCGTTCAAGTTGCGCGATTTCAGGTCTGCGATCTCGGCGGCGCGCTGCTCTTCACGGGTGGCGTAGGTCTTTTTCCACTCGTTATAGGCTTCGTTGCCTGTAACCTTCGCGACATCGGCTGCACCCTTGGTAGCTTTAGCTTGCTTTTCAACCAACTCGCTAATCTGCTTGTGCAACTCTATACGCTTGAAAATCGCATCGTCGTTGCTGATTCCTGCAAAATCACCAGTGCGTGCATTGAGGTCGCCCATCCTTTTGGCTGCCGCCTCCAGCTGCTTAATAATGGGCAATTCTTTTTCCGCCTGCTGATTAGTCAGGCCGAGATTTTTAAGCTGCAGCAGGTTTTGCTGCTTGTCGATCTGGGTATCAAGGGCGTTGATGATCCTGGCATTGGCCTCTTCAAAAGATTCTGCCGCTTGTTCATTGGCTTCTTTGGCTTTTTTACCAAAATGATGCCAGGCCAACGTCAGCGCACCGATCAGCAGGATTGCCGCACCAAGCGGACCGCCAAGGAATGCTGTGGCCGCACTGAGACCTCGCATGGCCCCCGCCAGTACGCCGGTGGCACCGGCGAGGCGTGCTTTTGCTGCCGCCTGCGTGGTATCAGCCACTGCAATTTGTTCGCTTATCCTTTTTTGTTGCACGCCAAGGATGGCCAACTCTTTTAGCATGGCCGAACGCGCCGCTTCCGCTACAGCCAGTTCCGCCGTGGAAGTGCGCAGCACCATCAAAGCGTAGCTCTGCGCACCAGCGGCCTCTGCCGCGACGATAGCGGCCTGAGCCGCACGGATATTTGCCTGAGCTTGGGACAGTCGAGCAATGGCTTCCGCGCGCGCCTCAACTATCGCTGCCTGTGTGACTGCCAGCAATGCCACCTGAGCTTCGGCAGCGACAACATCGGCCTGCATCTGCGCCACCGTGGCGGCGCGCAGCGCCATCGACGCGGTCACTTTCGCGTATGTATTGGCGGTCCAGGTGGCAAGCCAAGTACCGATCTGATATGCCATCAACGTTTTAAGGATAATGACAAGCGACGTGAGATTTTCAGACAGAAGCCGAATAGCGCCAGTAATGAGCGCCACAGTCCCGTTTGCCTGAGCCTGCATGCCGAAAAACTCCAACATTTCATTCTTGAGTACCGTGAATGCGCCAGAGATCGTCTGGATATTCTTGCTTTCCTCCCGCAACGATTCCAGCGCCTTCGGCAGCACCGTGGCCATGATGTTGGAAGTGATCAGCCCCTCGCCTGCCATTGCCTTGAGCGCGCCCACCGGCAGGCCCATGCCGTCGGCCAGTGCCTTCATCAGGCGCGGTGCCGCCTCGTTCACGGCGTTGAATTCCTCGCCGCGCAGCGTGCCCGACGCGAAAGCCTGCGACAGCTGCAGCTGGGCCGAGGCCGACTCGGTCGCCGTGGCGCCGCTCACGCGCAGCGCCAGGTTGACGGTCTCGGTAATGGCAGCCACCTGCTTTTGCGTCGTCCCGAGCTCGCGCGTGCCGTTGGCAATTCTGGCATACAGCACCCCCGTGCTGGCCAGATCCTGCTGCGATGTTTTCGCGATGCGCTTCACCGCCTCATAGGAAGCGGCATAATCGGCGACCGACGTTGACGCCAGGCGCAGCTGCGCCGTGAACTTGGCGTATTCATCGGCCATCTTGATGATTTCGGCCAGGCCGGCGCCGATGCCGATGCCAGCCAGCGCCGTCTTCATGGCATTGGCGGCCGCGTTGATCCTGTCCTGGGTTTCCGTGACAGTACGGCGCGCCTGCGTCATATCGGCCTGCAGCCGGGCAATATCTGCCCGCAGGCGAATTTCAAGATCACCGACGACCATCGCGTATCCAATACAAAAGCCACCACATGGGCGGTCGACGAAAAAAAAAGACCGCCACGTGGACGGTCTATGCAAGAAACAACTCAAGGGCTCGTGCTGATGCGCGCTCAGCGCTGACGCGAACGGCAACAGATCCACCCCATGGCGGTGGGCAATCTCTCTTGATAGCGCGGTGCGACTCAGCCAGGTAGTCGATGGACAGGCGCCGCAGCAGGCGCGCCTCCCATGGCTCCAGTTCGAACCCGCGCGCCGCCTGCCAGGCGGCAATCTCGGCAAATGTCACCGGGCCAGCGCCCATGCCGGCCGCCACGGTAGGCCCTACCTCGTAGAGGTAGCCAATCAGGTAATCGCCCTGGTCGAACGGCGGCGTTTCAATTTCGCCACCGTCGCGCTCGATCCGTTCGCGGCGAGACAGCTCGGCGCTGTCGGCCCGCGCGCCATCCTTTGCCTCTGGCACGGCGCCGAGCCAGGCGCTGTGCCGCACGAACAGGCTTAGTTCTTCGCCGAGGTCTTCGTAAAATTTGCCCAGTCATTCAGATGGGCGTTGACCTGGGCAGGAATGAAGCCGATGGTTTCGTCCAGGTACACGGCCTTGTACAGCGCTTCGCCTGACAGGTCGTCGTAACTGATGTTCTCGAACGAATGCGTGAGGGCTGCCAGCTTGTCGGCACCTTCCTGCGCCTGGTCTTCCGCCGACTGGTCTTCCTTGCCTTTTTTCTTCAAGCGGGTGAACAGCTTGTTGTTGGCGGCGGCCTGCACCTTGGCGTACTGCTTGGAGCCGGGGCCGTACAGCTTGATGCACATGGGTTTGTTCTTGTCCGGGTTGCCGTCTGCACCATCGGCGTACATCAGGTCGTCATTAGCGTCCTTCAGGTGCAAGGTGCTGGTTTCGGCGACTGCGAATTTTTTGATATTGGACATGGTGAAGCCTTTCTTCGAGGGAGTGAATGCCCGTGCCAGGCCCGCCCGCCCCTCGAAGGGCGAAGCGGACCAGGTCGGTGCTGGGGTGGCCTGAGGCCGTAATGGTTGCCGCTTACGCGGTGAGGGTGTCGCTCTGGCGCAGCAGGGTGAAGGCGCCTTTGACGGTATCGTTGCTGCCGCCCAGGTTTTCGACAAACTTCATGACCTGGGCCGTGAAGTAGCGAATACCGCCGCCTTGCTTGACGACCTTGAACGCCGGGATGCTGTAGTCGTTGGCCGCCGCTTCGATCAGGATCTGGCCGGCGTCATCTTCGACCCAGGCACATTCCATTTCTGCGTTCGGCAGCTTGTATGAGCCTTTCTTTTCGCGATCATGCGCGTTGCTCACCGTTGACAGATTGGACGTGCTGTATTCGCGGCCTTTCACGCCGCCGACGTTGGTAATGTCGCCCACCTCGACCCAGGTGAGCGCCGCGAAGGCCGCCACCGTGTTGTCGGCCGGGCGGGTCGCGCACACATACAGCTTGGTGCCGGCGACTGTCTCGAAATCATTTTCGAATGCCATTTTGATACCTTTCAATAAAAAAGCCCGCACGCAGGATTGCGGTGCGGGCGGGCTGATAAAACCGGGGAAGTATTAATTTGCTTCGACGAAAACGACCTTGAAATCGCGGCACTGCTCGAAAATGCTGGCCGCTTCATCCTTAAGGTCAGGCCCGACGGCATCGCGCACGACACTGCGAACGGCAACGCCGTCGATGGTGCCGGTATGGGCGCCAGGGCCAAGCCTGGCTGCCTGCAGCACGGCCTTCTGCTCCGTGTACGTGCCAGCGTGCACCGTCACCTGCACACGCGCCGTCACCTGGACGGCGCGCTGCGCCAGCGATGCAGTAGGCATCTCGACGCGGCTGATCTCCGTCAGCCCGATGGCGGGCAGCGGCGTACCCTGCGGCACGGTACCGGCCACAATACGCGTCGCCGGCACCAGGGCAAGCACCGGCGCATGCGCGACCAGCAGCGCGCGGATCACTTTGATGGCACTCATTTCTTGGCGCGTGCCTTGCGCACTGGCGCGGCCGCCACCGGGACGGTGCCGGTGGCGGCGGCAATGACTTCAACGGCCAAGCTGCGGCGGATGTAGGCAGCAGCACGGCGCACGCCGCGTGCGGCGTCGGTCATGGTGTATTCGGCGCCAGCCTGCAGCTCGATCACGGTCACGCCGTCGATCGAGCCCGGCATGGTTTTCAGCATCTTGATTTTCATGGTCTTCCTAATCGGTTTCTGCCGCCGGCACGTTGATGCCTTCGGCGGTCAGGCGCTTGCGGATCTGTGCGCCCACGGCAGCGATGGCGGCGTCAGGCTTGGTGTCGAACGCAGGACGCATGTACGGGCGCGGCTTGGCGCCCGGATGGTCTACCACCATGGCGCGCGTCGGGCCAATGACCAGGGCGCCCTTCTTCTTCGGCACGATCTTGTGCGGCTTAGTGCCGAACTCCACCATGGGTCCATACCAAGCGCGCTTGTTGCCCACGCGCACGGATGCCGTGACCCGGCCGCCCTTTGCCTTCGTAACCACGCGCACACTACGTCGCAGCTCGCCGCTGTCGACGGGGATGTTTTCCTGTACCTCGGCCTTGAACACATTGGCGCCCTGGCGCAGCGCCGAACGCATGATGTTGCGCTCGATCTTGGCCGGCAAGGACTTGAGGAAATCGTCCAGCTCCTTGCCGCCGGTGATATTGCGGTCGTCAGCCATCATTGCCCCTGGGTTGAGTATTGCTCGATCGTCATTTCCAGCCATTCCCTGCGGCCAATCTCGGCCGGGGCGCCAACGATCTGGAAAAACTCGTTGATGTCGCCATGCAGCGTGATGCGCATGTCGGAAGTGATGCCGCGCAAATAGCGCATGCGCAGCCGCGCCGGCCGGGTGGCCACGGCCATACCCTCCTGTACCGTTTCCGACTTGCTGGGCAGGGCATCCTTGACCTGGGCAGGCAAGCGTGCGGCAACCGACACCCAGCCGCCAGGCTGCGGGCCGTACTCCCCCTCCACCATGCCCGGGCGCTCGATGGTGATCCGACGGTCCAGCTGGCCGGCGCGCATCAGACGCCATTCCCGATGCGGTGCGGGCGCAGCAGGTCTATCGAGCTCAGCGGCAACCGCGCCACCGACACGGCCAGCACGCTGTCCTCGCGGTTCTCGTACATGTCGCCGAACAGCTTCAGAATGCCGAGCTTGATATCGTCCTCGATGACCATTGGAAACTCGCCGGCGGTACCGGCCGTGATGGCCGCATCCATGGAGACACCGTCGGCAAACACCTGGCGGTTCAGGTAGACCAGCGCGGCGCGCTCGGCGGCCGAAAGAATCAGGGCGATCACATCGTCCTCATCATTACCGACGATGCGCTGGTAGCCCTTGGCCAGTTCAGGTGTCAGGAACATGGATTACTTGTCCTTTTTCTTCGACTCGGGCGCTTCGAGCACTTCCAGGCTCTGCGCCGCATCGACCAGCTCTGGCGGGCACTCGTCGCCTGGCTGGAACGTGGTCGGGTAAATTTCACCGTCGCGCACGCCACGGAACTCTTTACTGAAAATCATGATGATTCCTTTCGATGGCTGCGCCGGACCAGGTTGGCCCGGCGTATAGGGTTTAGGCGGCTACCGTCAGGGCCTTAAGCACATCCGGGTTCAGCAGGCCGCCGCCGACGCGCTTCGTGGTGTAGAAGTGCACATACGGCTTGTTGGTGAAGGGATCACGCAGCACGCGTACGCCGGTGCGGTCAACGATCAGGTAGCCGCGTTTGAAGTCACCGAAAACGATCGGCTTGGAGTTCGCCGCGACGTCGGGCATGCCCGCCATCTCGGCGATGCCGTAGCCCAGCACTGTTGCCGGCGCGCCAGCTTCGAAGGACGGCTGCCACAAGTAGTTGCCCTGGCCGTCTTTCAGCTTGCGAACGGCCGCCTGGGTATTGCGATTCATCGCAGCACGTGCATTTGCCGTGTATTCGCCGGGCAACGCATACACCAGGTCGATCAGGCCGTCAGCGGTCAGCGTCGCCGCAGCACCGCTTTTGACTGTTTTGATATCGCCCCAGGGGTGGGCTGCCGCGTTGGCGCCGCCGGTGATGTAGGTCAGCAGGCCATTCGGCTTGTTGGTACCATTCCCGGTCAGGAAGGCGATGCCTTCTTGAATCGAAAACTCAGTTTCGACTTCCGATGCCAGCCACGCTTCCAGGTTCACGGCGGCATCATCCAACATCTGCTGCGTGGCGGCAGGATTTGCGTACAGCTCGCCAGTGTTGTAGGCCAGGCTGCCCAGCGTAGGGCCATTGGTTTCCGGGCGCGCGGTGGTTTCGCCCACCCAGCCGGAGTTGGTACCGCGGTTGTTGAACAGCTTGCTGAAACCGTTGGTGCTGATGGACTGGATGGCGCACAAAGCACGCATTGGCGACACAACCAGCAGGCGGTCGGTGATGGTCCGGTCCCACTCGACCGGCGCGAGGTAGCCGCCTTCGCTGGCCGTGCCCTTGTTGAGCGAGGCCTGCACTTCGCCCTTTTTGAAGTGAGCGCTGAAAGCTTCGGTGTATTCCTTGTCCTTCAGCTGGTTCACGCCGCCATTCATGGCAGCCGCAACCATACGCTCGTTGGCCGCATCGACCGATGTCTGCAGCTTGGCGATTTCTGCGTTGATGTTGTCGACTTTCAACGCCTGCAGGGCATCGGCATTGCCCTTCTTGATATCTTCCAGCTGCTTGGTGTGCTCGGCCTTGAAATCGTGGAATGCCTTGTTGACGCCTTCGATCAGCGTATTCACGTCGCTATCGGCGCGCACGGCGACGATGCCGCGCGGGATAGGCTGACTGGCCTGGCCGGCGTGCGCCGCCAAGGCGCTGGCGATCATCGCGGTCGCGATGCTGGTCATCATTGCTTTTTTCATTAATTGCCTTTCAGATTGTTGATCAGGGTTCGCAGTGACGCTGCTACTTCTTTGGTGCCAGCGCGCGGCGTGGCGATTTTTCCAGCAGCGCCCGGCGTGCCAGAAAACAGGGACTTGATGGCTTCGCGGCGTACCGAGCGGGAGTGCCCCGCCCGGGCCATGGCCGCTTCCACCATCGCAAGATATTTTGTGTCGGCGCTGGCTTCGGGATCGTGGCCCATCTGTTCGCGCGCCAGGATGCCGCTGGCGAAGCCTTGCTCGACGGCCTGGGCCGCACCCATCCAGCTTTCCTTGTCCATCATGGCGGCCGCTTCCGCCGCACTCAGCCCGGACCGGGCCGCGTAGACCGAGGCCATGGCCGCATCGAACGGCGCCAGCTGCTCGGATGCCTTGATCATGTCGTGGCGATTTCCGATCGCCATGGCCCAAGCGTTGTGGATCATCAGGAAGGCGCCGTCGCCCATCAGGATCTCGTCACCGGCCATGGCGATCACGGACGCGGCCGAAGCGGCGATGCCCATTACCTTGACGGTGACCTTGGCCTTGTGCTCGCGCAGCAGGTTGTAGATGGCCACGCCCTGGAAGAAGTCGCCGCCGGGCGAATTGACATTCACCGTCACGTCGCGCGCGCCGATATTGCGCAGCGCGGCCGAAATGCGCTTGGTGGTCACGCCCTCGCTGTCATACGACTCGCCGATGCGGTCGTAAATGGAAATGGTGGCGGCGCCGTCGTCGGCCGCGGCGCGGATACCCGGCTCCCAGCGTTCAAGCGCATCAGGGCGCATATCGAACTGGATGTTGCCCAGGCCCTGGGCGGCGTTGATCTCAGGCAGTTTTAACAGGGTCATTGGATGTCTTCGCTTGGTTGGCGGGCGCGCGCAGCTCGTCGGCGCCCTTGTCATTGAAACGGGGAAAGTCTTGCAGCTCGCGCACTTCGTTTTGTGTCATCCATGGCGCGTGGCCGCCGCTGCCCAGCGCCTTGGTGAAGAATTCGGCCTGGTCTTTTAGGGTACCGCGCAGCAGCGCGCGTTCGTTGAACTTGGCGCGCAGCTTCTTGTTGTCCTCCTTCGACAACAGGGTGCGCTCGATGCCCTGCTCCCAGATTGTGAACCAGTGCTGCAACGAGAACTGGATGAACAGGATGGCCAGCTGCTCGATGCCGCTGCCCCAGGACGTGTCGTCCATCATCAGCAGCGGGCGCGGCACGCCCATGGCGCGCGCGATTTCCTCGATCTGGTGATTGCGGTTTTCAAGGTGCTGGGAATCGGCGGCCGTGTTGGCAAACTGTTCGGCTTTCAAGCCCTCTTCGAGGATCATCCATTTGCCGGCATTCTCGGCACCGGTTTTGTCGTTGATCGAGTCTTGCAGGCGGCCAAAGGCTTTGTCACTGAGCGCGTTGGCCGCCGACAGCGCCCCGCCAGCCATCACGCCGTTCTTGAACAGCCGTGCGGCGGCCTTCTCAGCCTGCTGAGCGATGCCAATGGCCTCATGCGCCAGGCGCACCCGAGACAGGCCCACCACGCCATCTTCGGACAGGTCGCGCAAATGGAACACCTCTTCCGCCGGCAACGGGATCTGGTGACCATCCTTGCGGGTGTACGTATAGACCATGTTCCAGCTGTCATCCAACTCAGCCTTGACACGGCCCGGGCACATCGGGATCAGGCGCAGCACCTTACCGCGCGACCAGATCACACGCGCGTAGGCGTTGCCGTGCAGCATGACGCGCAACTGCATCAACGCCTTGAATTCGTAGGCGGTCTGCCAGCTGTTCGGCTTGGCCTTCAAAATGTCATACAGCGGGTGTTCGGTGGCATAGCGCTTTTCGTCGCCGCGCTCGACCAGGTTGAGCGGCAGCATGCCGATCGATTCCGAGATCAGCGTCACGCAGCGCAGCAAGGCCATGTTTTGCAGCGCCTTCGACGCATTGACATAGGCGCCCGACGCTGTGCCGCTACCGGTGCGCATGAAGGCCAGCAAGTCTGGATCGTCCAGGCCGGCAAACAGATGCCCGGTCGATGCCTGGATGCTTGGCGCGGCCAGCGCTGCGGCCGCCGGCGCCGGTTCTACTTCATGATCGGCCGGGCGTGACTGTGCCTCCGGCGCTGCTGCTGGCCGGAAGAAATCTAAAATGCTCATGGGTTAAACAGTCCTTATGCCGCGCGATTCATACACCGAGCCACCTTGCGCCGGCGGATTCAGTTCCATCAAAGAGACAGCGTCGAAGGCCGCCATCAGCGGGTCGATCTTGGCGGACCCGGACGCCTGCTTGGTAATCAAGATGGCGTTGCCTCGCGGCTCGACCTTGGCATTGCCCACGCACCAGGCCATCATCGGCTGGCCGCCGTGTTCGATCACGCCCTCGGCCAGCTTGCGCTCGGTGGTCTTGATGGCGCCGCCGAGGCGCCAGCCCTGCGAGATGGCAACAATCTTTTCCTGCGGCACGCCGGCCTCGACCATCGCATCGAGAATGGCGCCGATGCCGGCCGAATCACAGCCGACCTTGTCGAGCAGCCCGGATTGCTCCACTTGCAGCACGGCCGCCGCCACCTGCTCCACGTCCTCGCCGATGCGCTCGACCAGCACCAGGTCGCCCTGCTTGGAGAAGTCTTCAAAGCGGGCGGCCTCGCTTTTTCGCCGCTCCATCACCGAGGGGTGCGCCCAAGCCCTGGTCCACAGCAGCCAGCGGCGCGTCTCGCGCTCGCGGCCGATCACCGCCAGGCCCAGCAGGTCGTCCAAGCCGCCGCCATCGATGCCGACGGTAGCCACTTCGCTGCGCGCCAGCAGATCGTCCAAGGTCAGCGCCGGGCGCAGACCCTGCTGCTCCCAAAAATCGACGCCCGGCCAGCGGTTCGACATCAGCGCCAGGCCGATCTGTACATTCAAGTGCTTGGCCAGGAAGCCGCGGAACTCCACTTCGCCCTTTTCCTGCGCCTGGCGGAAGCCGCGCGCGATGAATTCCTCATCGACCGATGTGCCCATGTTCGGGTTCGTTACATAGGCGTTACGCACGTCGCGGTGCGCGCCGGACTTGAGCATGCTCTCCGGGAATTCATACAAAATCGGGTAGCACGCCGGATCATGGATTGTTCCGTCGCGCACGCCACGGGCATACAGCAGCCTCGACAGGAATGCACCGGCCGGCGGGTCGTCCGACTGCGTCGTCGCGAAAATTACGAAACCCTCAGGGCGCGAGGCCAGTCCACCCGTTGCCTCCAGCAGCATGGCGTCGGCGCGAGGGTTTTTGCCGAACAGCCACAGCTCGTCGATAAAGACGCCGATGGCTTTCTTGCCCGACACCGTCTCGCCATCGGCCGCCACAACCTTCAGTGTCGCGTTGGTGGTCAGGTGAGTGATGGTGCGGATATGGTCTTGCACCTTCAGCATCACGGCCAGCTCGTCATCTGCCTTGATCATTGCCGCCATCGGCTTGTAGCTGTTGTCTGCGATCTCCTTCGTTGGCGCCAGAACGATGTACTCGCCTTCCAGGCGCCAATTCATCAGCAGCGCCGTCAGCATGATCCCCGCGGCGATGGTCGACTTGCCGTTTTTCTTGCTGATCAGGAGCATAAACTCCTTGATCAGCCGGCGCCCGGTCTCGGCGTTGTAGGCGCCGAAGATGGCGGCGACAAAGTCCAGCACCCACTCGCGCACCACGTCGCCCATGCGCGGGCTGCCCGGCGCGTCGACCATGCGCAGCTCTTTGAAAATCGCCAGCGCCGCCTCTGCCTGGTCGGGATAGAGCGGAGGGCATGGCGTCAACGGCCGGCCCGCGACAATGCGCGCTTCCCAGTCGTGGCACGCTGTGGTCCACTCCGGACAGGGCGTCATTTACTGCCGCCTGACACCAGGCGTGGCGGCGGTGGCGGCGCGCCGAAGCGGCCGCCGGCGGCCTTCTGAGCGGCATCCAGCTTTTCCTCTTTTTTGCCGATCTCGCCAGGCTTCTTGTGTACGAAGGGCATCAGCGCCTTGGCGGCATCGATGCGCAACTTCTCACCCAGTTTGATATCGTTCATCGCCGCCATCAAGAACGTTTTCGGGTCCGTATGCTGCAGCGCGCGGTTCAAATCGAACGTGGGGCGCGCGGGCGGAGCAGCTGGAGGCAGCGCCGCCGGCGCGCCAGGGGCGAGGTTGGCGCGCGCCGCCTTCAGGTACTCGGCCACGGCCGGGTCTTTAACAAGACGCGAGCCTGCGGCTGATGCCGTGGCCGGACTGTACCCGGCCACGATCGCCGCATCCTTATTACTGCGTCCGGCCAAAACGGCATCGGCGAACGCACGCTTTTTGCCTGTTAAAGCCATTAACAAAATCCTCAGTGAGGGAAAAATTCTGCGCGTGGGAGAGGACGCGGTCTAGGTCGGCGAGGGGTAGGGAACTTTTCGCCCCCCTCCCCTTGTGTTGCCTTTTTGAAATGTTTCTTTTGATGCATGTTGCTATTCTGCAACAATCATAATATTTCTTTCTTGAAACATTTTCAAATGTTGCTTTGGTGCCATCTATTCGCCACGCCGATGGGCCGCCTCTTCACGCTGCTTGTCTGCGCTGTGGTGGGTACCGCACAGCGACTGCCAATTGGCCTTGTTCCAGAACAGCACCTGATCGCCACGATGCGGCTCGATGTGATCGACCACGGAGGCCATGGGCGCAGCCAGGCCCAACTCGGCACAGCGCAAAATGACCGTGCTGGGCGCCAAGTCACAGATGGCCGCATAGGCCGGATCACGCAGGCAGTACACGCAAAGCGGGTGGCGGCGCAAATGGCCGGCACGAGCCTTCTGCCAGGCGTAGCCGTAGCCACGCTTGGTACTGCTCGAATGATTGGTGTGCCATGAGCCTGGCTGCATCACTGGCGCACGTGCGTTGACCTGCTGAAGCCGAGGCTTAAGCGCTTGTAGCCGCGACATCAAGCCGCCAGCAATACTGCGCCATCAATCTGGGCCTGATCTGCCATCGCCACACCATTCTGATGCAAGGTGTCCGCATACAAACCAAGTGGATTTGAAAGCTCATACGAGCCGAAACGTGAAGCGTGGTCAATAAGCGGTAATCCCTTTGCCATCGCAGCGCCGGTGATTGCATCCCAGTACGGCTGTACCAGAGGCGGCGCCGCTCTCGGCCAGGAAGCCAGACTTGCGGGCAAAAACGTGCTGAGAATGCAATTGCTCCCGCCTGTCTGCACGTTATCTACAATGGTAGTAAGGCGCTGCGAGTACGTGGCCAAGGCCATCGCATTGTTCGCATCGTTGACGCCGATATCGAGAAGCACGACGTCGGGGGCCATCACTCCAAGCTTGAAGGGCTGCGTACCCTCCCAGGGATAGGTGTTGTAGATCAGGTTGGCCACTCCGCCGCCCGAATTTCCGAGAGTCCATACCGAAATCTTTGGCATGGTCGAGTCGTAGCAGTCGCAGCCGTAAACGAACACACCCGAACCCAGCGCCACAGGAGTGAACGTGAGGACATTGGCACCGCGAGGAAACGTCACAGTCTCCTTCTTGATGCTCTGCGCCACGTTGGCATCTATGGTTTTAATAACATTACCACCCACGCTGATAGTGAATGAGCCGAAACCTGGGCGCGTCAAGTAATAGATGTCCGCCGTATCGGTCGG